TCTATACAAGTAGGTCATGATGGATCACCCGAATCAGCAAGGTCTTATTGTCTCAAGCCCGATCATGACGATTCATCTAATCTGGACTACCGAAAATCCTATATAACATTGGATGAAAGATTGAAGACTGAACTAGGAGTGCGCAATTCTGCGCTTAGTCAGTTATATCCGGTTGGTGGATATATTGGATGGCATACAAATCAAAACGCATCTTCATACAATCTTATATTCACATGGAGCGAGACCGGTGATGGTTATTTTGAGTGGGTCGATCCCATAACAAAAGATCATATTCGCATGAAGGATAAGAAGGGGTGGACATGTAAGGCTGGATACTTTGGTTCTTCCGAAGAGACAGATAAAATTATATACCATTGCGCATCAACAGACAGTAAAAGAATTACCCTCTCATATACTCTCGGGTTCAATCTAGAGTTCTGGGAAGACGTTATTGATCATATAAATACAGTTTGATTATTGGAGATTATTATGTTAGACCTTGAAAGTATATTATCAGAGTGGAAAGAGGATTCCCAAATTCCACAACACCAACTGGACGAGGCGTCTCGACACACACCTAGTCTACATGCAAAATATTTACAGTACCTATCTCTCACAAAGTTACAACTCAAACGTGCAGAGAACTCTCAGAAGACTCTCTTGTTACAAAAATGGAAGTACTATAATGGTAAGATGGATCAAAAAGAGTTACTTGCTACTGGATGGGATTTAGATCCATTCGATGGACTCAAAGTACTCAAGGGTGACATGGATTTGTATTATGATGCAGATCCTGAGATTCAGAAATCCGAAGAGAAGTTACAGTACTATAATACAATTATAGATACATTGAAAGAAATCGTACAAAGTCTCAACTGGAGACACCAAACGATTGGAAATATGATTCGGTATAGAGCGTTTGAAGCGGGTGCATAAGATGCGACAGTACGATGACGAAGACTTAGACAAAGCGAATTGGTTACACGAACATGGTATGTGTGTACAATTTAATATGATCGACTTGGCAAAGAGACTATATGAACAAAGACAACACGATACGAATAAGGATGTTAAACCACTCGTATCTGGCGATAGAGAGTAACGCATCCCAAGAGATGGAACTCCGTGAGTTCTTTGCATTTTTTGTGCCTGGATATAAGTACATGCCGGCATACAAACGTAAGGTTTGGGACGGCCGCGTAAAACTTTACAACACCGTGACCAAGACTTTGAACGTGGGTCTTTATCATCACTTGCGTAAATTCTGTGGTGATAGATTCTATCCCCTACAGATACTGGAACATGAAGAGTATGGTGTACCTAGTGCAACTACGAAGGTTAATCATCCTGAGTTGGTAAAGTATCTAGGAAACCTCGGTAGTCCGTTCGATACAAGAGATTATCAGTATGAAGCGATATCTCATGGTATTGAAAACAAGCGGTGTTTGTTACTATCTCCAACCGGCAGCGGCAAGAGTTTTATTATATACAATTTATTACGGTTTGTCAAGGATAAAGAAGGTGTAGGTAAAACTTTAGTTATTGTTCCTACAACAAGTCTAGTTGAACAGATGTATAAAGACTTCGCTGACTATGGTTATGACGTAGAGAACGAATGTCACAAGATCTACTCCGGTAAGGAGAAGGTTACTGATAAAGATGTCATCATCTCTACTTGGCAGTCAATCTATAAGTTTGGCCCGGAGTGGTTCGAACAATTCGATGCAGTGTTTGGTGACGAAGTTCACTTATTCAAGGCAAAGTCTCTGTCTACCATGATGGACAAATGTGTTAATGCGAAGTATAGGTTTGGTACTACGGGTACACTGGATGGTACCGAGACGAACAAACTTGTACTTGAGGGTTTGTTTGGCCCTGTATATAAGGTAACTACTACTGCAAAGTTGCAGGAAGAGAAGACACTTGCAGACCTAGAGATCTCTATTCTTCTTCTGAGGTATCACAATGATATCTGTCAACGGATGAAGGACAAAACCTATCAGGAAGAGATTGACTACATAGTTACAAATGAACGCAGGAATAAGTTCATTACTAAACTTACAAAGGACTTGGAAGGTAATAGTCTGGTCATGTTTCAGTTCGTTGAGAAACACGGTAAAGTTCTGTATGAGATGATAAAGGATTCGGTATCAGATACCGACCGAAAAGTATTCTATGTATCGGGAGAAGTTGATGCAACTGACCGAGAGAAAATTAGGGGAATAGTGGAGAAAGAAAATGATGCAATTATTGTCGCTAGTCTGGGGACTTTTAGTACTGGTATCAACATTAGGAATCTTCACAATATTGTGTTTGGGACTCCATCAAAGTCTCAAGTCAAAGTACTTCAGTCAATCGGACGAGGACTCAGACAATCCGACAACGAAGCAGTGACAAAGTTATTCGATATTGCTGACGACTTCTCTGTAAAAGGACACCGTAACTTTACTTTAAACCATTCGGGTGAACGTGTTAAGATGTACACGAAAGAGGGTTTTAAGTATAAGATATATAAGATAGACCTAAAAGGAAACGATGATGATATATGATTTAAAACAAGTGAAACAACTCAAGTTATCCACTGGTGAAGAGATCATGTGTGAGATCCTTGAGGAAGATGATTATGATCTTATTATTAGAAATCCTCTTACCATCCAGTTTGCGCAAGCCGAAGATGGCCAGAGAATGTGGTCGTTCCGTTTGTTCATGTGTTATCAGGATGATCCGGATAGATTCATTCTTTTGAAGTTGGATAAGATTGTCAGTATCGCTAATCCAGTTGACGAAATTTTGAAACAGTATGTTCAAGCAGTTGATTCTATAATGGATTATGAAGGTACTGAACCAGAGTATGACGATGAGTTTGTTTCGATGGATAGTGACTCACCTAATAACATTTTAAAGTTCCCTACAACCATTCACTAAACGTTACATTGACTGGGGGGCAGACAACATGCTTATTTTATCACATAAAAAAGATTATGTCAAGTTATATTTTAATTATATTAGGATTATTTTATGAAAGTTGGTTTAACCGCCTCTACATTTGATTTGTTACATGCAGGTCATATATCAATGTTACGTGAATCGAAGACACAGTGTGACTACCTTATATGCGCACTTCAGATAGACCCTTCTACTGATCGTTCAGAAAAAAACTCTCCTGTCCAGACGTTGGTCGAAAGATACACCCAACTATCTGCGGTTAAGTATGTGGATGAGATAATCCCGTACCAGACCGAAAAGGACTTGGAGGACATTCTAAAGATGGTTGATATCGATGTGAGAATCATTGGTAGTGAATATAAAGACACGACCTTCACCGGACGTGCAACTTGTGCAGCCCGTGGTATAGAGATATACTTTAATAAGAGAGACCACAGATTTTCGACCAGTGACCTCCGCAAACGAGTATCCATGAAAGACCCCCTGATGGGTATGAAAGTTACCCAAGAAGAAGCGGTAAGAAAGAAAGCAGAAGATTGGTTACAACTACAGAACAGTTAACCCTTGACATTCATACCCTAAGATAGTATAATAGGGTAAATATAAAGTGAGAGTACCAAATGAAACCTAAAGATAGACCGCACTACGTAAACAACAAAGAGTTCTCCTTAGCGGTAGTAGATTACTGTGAAAGTGTGCAGAACGCCACCTTAAACGGTAATGAACGTCCGATGATTAACGATTATATCGCATTGTGTTTTCTGAAGATTGCAGAAGGACTTTCACACAAGTCCAACTTTGTTCGTTACACTTACCGTGAAGAGATGGTCATGGATGCAGTAGAAAACTGTCTCAAGGCTATCGAGAACTATGACATCACTAAAGTTACTCGCACCAACGCACCCAATGCTTTCGCATACTTTACACAGATCTCTTGGTACGCATTCCTCCGAAGAATCCAGAAAGAGAAGAAACAACAAGACATCAAGATGAAGTATATCGCAGAAGCGGACGTGAGTATGTTTGTTGATGAATCTGGTGACGGCGAATCCTATGGACAACATGTCGTGGAAGGATTACGGCATCGAATTGATACTGTTAAAGATGCGGATAAACAGTTCAAAGAGTATGTTAAAGAAGAAAAGAAACAGCGGAAGAGACGTGCAGTTAATGTCGATTCTGATCTTAGTGATTTTCTTACTTGACAGACTGATTTTTATCATGTATAATAGTAACATCTATTAATAAAATGAGTATTATATGAAGCTGGCAATCCTAAACGACACTCATGCAGGGTGTCGTAATTCTTCTGATATCTTTATGGGTTACCAAGAACGTTTCTATTCCGAAGTGTTCTTCCCGTATCTGTTAGAGAATAATATTACACAGATTCTCCATCTCGGAGATTACTACGACAATCGTAAGACTATTAACTTCAAAGCACTTGCGCATAATCGTAAGATCTTCCTAGAGAAGTTACGAGAGTATGGTATCACTATGGATATCATTCCGGGCAATCATGACGTGTACTACAAGAACACCAATGAACTAAACGCACTGAAGGAACTCCAAGGTCACTACATGAATGAGGTTAACCTTATCATGGAACCGACTACTATGGAGTATGGTGGACTGAAGGTTGCAATGGTTCCTTGGATCAATCCCGAGAACGAGAAAGAAACACTTGAGTTTCTGAAGAACACTAAAGCAGAAGTTGTGGGTGCACACCTTGAACTTGCAGGATTCGAGATGGCTCGTGGTCAAGTCTGTAAGGATGGTATGGATAAGTCTGCGTTTGATCGGTTCGAAACTGTACTGACCGGACACTTCCATGCCAAATCATCACAGGGTAATATCCACTACCTTGGTGCACAGATGGAATTCTTCTGGAATGATTGCGGTGACCCTAAACACTTCCATGTCCTTGATACCAAAACAAGAGAAGTGGAAGCGATCCGTAACCCAATCACCATCTACGAAAAGATTTACTATGACCACGAAGAGATGGGTGAGTGGAAGTTCAAGGATATGTCTTACTTAGATAATAAGTTTGTCAAGATCATAGTGAACAATAAGGGTGATGCTCTACAGTTCGAACGTTTTGTGGATCGTGTACAACAACAGAAGATTCATGAACTGAAGATTGCAGAAGACTTCAAAGATTTCCTTGGTGAGAATGTCGGTGATGAAAACATATCTGTTGACGATACTCATACCTTAGTCAACGATTATATTGACAATGTTAATACTGATCTGAATAAGGACAGGATCAAAACAGAGATTTCATACCTTATGAAAGAAGCCCAAAGTATGGAAGTAATTTAATTTGAAGAGTGAATATGGTGTTCGAGAGATAACCATGAGTCAAGGATCAGATTGTATTAAGAGGTACCACTATCTTGGTACCCCATACATGGATGCACCGACCAATAAGTTTTATGGTTTGATCCACGGTGAGGATGTCGTGGGGGTG